ATGACGTGCGTATGACGTGCAGATGACGTACAAAATACAGTAGCCCTTTTGCGCCCTTTTTACGGGGCGCTTTTTGCGTTTATGCGAACATAACCGCCAGCCGAGCAAAAACGCGTACCGGATAAATCGGCCAGGCGGTTTTCTCATTTTCGTCCGGCCGCTTCGCTGGGTGTGCGTCGACCCTCTCCTCCGCTTCCGGTGTTCTGGAAGAAGAAAAACCGCCGGGTGCTTCCCGAGCGGTTATTTGCATAGTACCAGAATTTAACATAGCTCGTCAATCAAATTTTCACCCGGGAGGTGATGCGGGATGCAGCTCACACCGAAACAACAGCGTTTTGCGGATGAATACCTGATCGACCTGAACGCGACGCAGGCGGCTATCCGGGCGGGATACAGTCCGCGATCTGCTGACGTCACAGCAGCGAGACTGCTAGCAAATGCTAGGGTTCGCGCGTACATCGACCAGCGGATGGCTGAGCATTCGCGGCGCACGGGCGTCACGCAGGAGCGTATCATCCGTGAGCTCGCCCGCATCGCTTTCCTGGACCCGACGCAGCTCGTCGACATGGACACAGCCGAGTTACGCGCCAACGCTTCGGACGATGATCGAGCCGCGATTGCCTCGGTCAAAGTCAAAACGATCCCGACCCAGGAAGGCGTGGGCATCGAGCGTGAGGTTAGATTCTCGGACAAAATTAAAGCCTTGGAATTGCTCGGCAAACGCTTCGGCATGTTCATTGACCGCCAGCAGGTGGAAGTACAGGGCACCGTGCAGATTGTCGACGATGTGCCGCGTGATCAAAAATGACGACGGTTCGGCTGACTAATTTAATAGCGCCATCGTTCTTCGGCGTCCATCACGCGATCAAAAACGGCGACGCAACACACTTCCTGCTTTCCGGAGGCCGCGGCAGCACGAAATCGACGTTCGCGGCCGTCGAGATCATCGTCGGTATGATGCGCGATCCCCAGGCGAACGCGGTCGCGCTGCGGAAAGTCAAGGACACGATCCGTGAAAGCGTGTTTGAACAGCTTCTCTGGGCGATCGAGAAACTTGGCGTCAGGCACCTGTGGCACGCGAGCGTATCGCCAATGCGGTTGACATACATTTCGACAGGACAAACGATCATCTTCCGCGGGGCGGACAACCCGCGAAAGGTCAAGTCCGGGAAGCTGCGTCATGGTTACGTGAAGTTCATCTGGTACGAGGAAGCCGACGAGTTCTCGATCGAAGACATACGGACAATCAACCAGACATTCATGCGCGGCGGCGACAGCTTCCGCGTTTTTTACACGTACAACCCGCCGAAGAGCCGGAAAAGTTGGGTGCATGAGCAAAAAAACAACCCGCCGCCCGGCTGGTTTGTGCATCACAGCACGTACTTGGATGTACCTCGTGAATGGCTCGGCGAGCAATTTTTCATTGAGGCTGAAACGCTGCGACAGCGCAATGAGCTAGCCTACCGGCACGAGTACCTGGGCGAAGACGTTGGCACCGGCGGCGAGGTATTCCGCAACCTTACGCTGCGCCAGATCGGCGACGAGGAAATCAAAGCGTTCGACCGGATCAAGCGGGGCCTTGACTTCGGTTTTGCGTCGCACCCGACACACTACTCGGAAATGCACTTCGATTCCAAACGCCGTAAGCTGTACATCTACCGTGAGATCCACAAGGTCGGCATGAGTACGCGGGCCCTGGCGGAAGAGTTGAAGAAGGTCAACCCATCCAACCGCCCAATCGTGGCCGACAGTGCGGAGCCGCGGACGATCGCCGAACTTCGAAATCTCGGCGTGAACGTGGTCGGGGCAAAGAAAGGCCCGGACAGCGTGGAGCACGGCATCAAGTTCCTTCAGGACCTGGACGAGATCATCATCGACCCGGTCCGCTGCCCGAACACAGCTCGGGAGTTCGAAGGATATGAGCTGGAGCCGGACGGGAACGGCGGTTGGAAAGAAGGTTACCCGGACCGGGACAACCACAGCATCGACGCCGTGCGGTATGCGCTGGAAGATGAGATGCGGTACGCCAAGCTCAAAGTTGGCAACAAGGCAAAGATTGGGGTGAGATAATGGCCATCATCCGGGATCGGTCGCTGCTGGAGGATTGGAATAATATTCCGCCAGCAATGATTCAAAACTGCATCCAGGAACATTTGCAAAGCATCCCGAGGCTCAAGCGGTTAGAGGATTACTATTTGGGCAACCACCCGATTTTGAAACGACAAATGACCAAAGGGCTGCCGAACAACCGGATTGTTGCCAATCATGCCAAATACATTACGGATGTGGCCGTCGGGTATGTGACAGGTAACCCGGTAACATATGAAGGCGATGGGATTGAGCCTATTCTGGAGGTTTTTCGTAGGGTGGACATTCACTCGCACGACGCGGAGCTGGCGAAGGATTTGTCCATCTTCGGTGTCGGCCGGGAGCTGTACTACATGACTGATGATGACAACCCAATCCCGAAGCCGGCTGTGATTGATCCGCGGGAAATCTTCCTCGTTGTGGATGATACTGTTGAGCGCCGGCCGCTGTTTGGCTGTCACTTTTATGAGAAGCGTGACATCAATAATCAGGTTATCGGATACAACGTTAACATCTACACCGAACAAGAAGTCATTCATTACTTTGTGAAAGACCTGAACGGTCAAGTTTACGAGGAATTGAGCCGAGAACAACATTACTTTAGCGGTGTGCCGGTGGTGGAATTCAGCAACAACGAGGAACAGCAAGGAGACTTTGAGCAGGTTATTCCGTTGATTGATGCATACAACGTGCTCATGAGCGACCGAGTGAACGACAAAGAGCAGTTGGTGGATGCCATTCTCAAGCTCAAGGGTGTGTCGCTCGGCGATGACGAAGAAGAAGCCAGCCAAACGATCAAGTTGCTGAAACAATACAAAGTTTTGGAGTTGCCGGGTAACTCCGATGCTGATGCAAATTGGCTGACCAAAAACCTGTCCGAATCCGATGTTGAAGTGCTCCGGAACGCTATTCGCGATGACATCCACCAGTTCGCGATGGTACCGAATTTGACTGACAAAAACTTCGCGGCGAACGCCTCTGGAGTGGCCATGAAGTACAAGCTCCTCGGTCTGGAGCAGCTGGCCATCATCAAGGAACGCTACTTCAAGAAGGGCCTGCGTAAGCGGCTGCAGTTGTTTGCCAACGTCCTCCGTGTCAAAGGCAAAGCGGTGGACGTGTCCAACGTCACCATCACCATGACGCGAAATCTGCCGGCGAACGACTTGGAAGCGGCGCAAATGATCGCCCAGCTGCAAGACTTGGTGTCGCACAAGACACTTGTCAGCCAGTTGTCCTTTGTGAATGATCCGCAGGCTGAGGTCGACGCCAAGAACGCTGAGAAGGAAGAAAACCTGCGGAGGCAGCAGGCGGCGTTCGGTTTCCCGGTGGAGCGTGAGGGCGATGTAGATGGCGATGCGGAACAATGATTACTGGGAGCGCCGGGCGCGGCAGCGGATGGCCGAATATCACCGGCGAAATGATGAGGTGATTCGGCATATCGTCGCAGCGTACAACCGCGGTCAGCAGAACGTCCTGGAAGAGATCGAGCGCATTTTTGGAACTTACGTCAAGAACCACGACCTGACGCCGGAGGAGGCGCGACGACTTCTTTCCGAACCCATCAGCCGTCGGGAATGGGAACGAATCCGGGAGCAGTACCGGAAGGTCAAAGATCCCGAGATTCGACGCCGGCTTCTCGCCATTCTGAATGCACCGGCGTATGCGGCCCGAATCACGAAGCGGCTTGCGCTCCAGGCTGACATGCTCATCCAGTCGAAGCTGATCGCGGATGTGGAGCTGGAGCTGCTCACCCGGGCGCTCATGAGCACGATTAACGAGGCGTATTACCGAACCATATTCGACCTGCAGCGTGGCACCGGGTACGTCTTTGATTTTGCCGCGATGCCGCGACGGACGATCGAGGCGATTTTGAAGCGCCCCTGGAGCGGCGAGCATTTCAGCAAGCGGATCTGGGGCAACACGGATGTTCTGGCCAAGACGCTCACCGAAGTCATCACCGGCGGGCTCATGAGTGGCGCCAGCATTCGGCAGATGCGGGAGCAGATCGAGGAGCGTTTCGCCGTCAGCAAACACGCCGCGAACCGGTTGCTCAGGACCGAGACGACCTATATGGCTAACGCCGCGGAGATGGAAGCATACGAGGAAGCCGGCATCGAGCGATACCGCTTCGTGGCGACGCTTGATTTGCGGACGTCAGAGAAGTGCCGGCAACAGGATGGCAAGGTGTACCTGGTCAAGGACGCCAGGCCCGGCGTGAACATGCCGCCCATGCACCCGAATTGCCGCAGCACAACGGTCGCGGTGATCGATGTCGGCGAAGAGATGAACCTGCAGCGCCGGGCCAGGGACCCGGTGACGGGAAAAACGATGCTCGTCCCGGCCAGCATGAATTATCAGCAGTGGTATGACACATACGTGAAGGGCAAGAAAACAGCCTGATTTCCGGGCTGTTTTTCTTTACGTCCAGCACGTGCGGCATGACGTTAAACTGCTGTCACGGGAAAAAGCCGACGGGCGTTAAACGGGAGGTATCAATCATGATGAACCAATTCGAAAATGCCAGGACGCGGCTTCTGCCGCTCAATCTTCAGCTTTTTGCCGAGGGGGACAGCTCGGCTGGCGGCGAGGCCGCGGCCGCTGGAGGTGATGAAGTCGTCGGCGGGCAAGAGCCGGCTGACAAGGGAAAAGGCGATAAGGTCACTTTTACGTCTGAACAGCAGGAGTACATCAACAAGCTGATCGGCCAGACCATCGCTAAAGAGCGCTCCAGGTGGGAGAAAGAATTCCAGACGAAGCTCGACGAGGCCAAAACGGAGGCGGAGAAGCTCGCCAAAATGACCGCAGAACAAAAGGCCGAGTACGAGCGCCGGAAGCGCGAGGAAGAGCTGGCGAAGCGCGAACGGGAGATCACGCGCCGTGAGCTTCGGGCGACCGCGCTGGAGACGCTCGCGGAGAAAGGGCTGCCGAAACAGCTGGCCGAAATCCTCGACTACACTGACGCGGAAAGCACCAATAAGTCCATCGAAGCGGTGGAAAAGGTGTTCCGTGAAGCGGTCGAGCAGGCCGTCAATGAGCGCCTCAAAGGCGGAGGTGCGCCGAAAGGCGGGACGGGAGGCGGAGGCAACAAGCTTCCCGATGAGGACCGCATCAAACAAATCTTTGCGCAGAGGTGATTTGAAAAATGCCGATCAACACGCTGGAGTATGCAAAGCTTTTCCAGACGCAGCTGGACCTGCAAGCCGAACAACAATCCACGTCCGGCTGGATGGAAGCGAACGCCGTCGATGTCATCTACAACGGCGGCGACGAAATCAAAATCCCGGACATCGTGGTGCAGGGCCTGGCGGACTATGACCGCGACACGGGCTTCGTGCAGGGTTCTGTGACCTACAAATACCAAACGCACAAGCTGACCATGGACCGCGGCCGGACGTTCCAGCTGGATGCCATGGATGTGAACGAAACGAACTTCGGCGCCAGTGCCGCGAACGTCATGAGCGAGTTCCAGCGCACGAAGGTGATCCCAGAAATCGATGCCTACCGGTACTCTAAGATTGCCACGAAAGCCATCGCGGCCGGAAACCAGGAAACCTATACGCCCGACAAATCGACGATTCTTGAGAAGCTCTACAGCCACATCTACACCCTGGCGGATCGCGGGCTGGACACAGAACAACTGGTCATCACGATCAGGTGGCCGGTGTATCAAATTCTGATCAACAGCGAAGAAATCAAAAAGCAAATCGATGTCGGCAACTTCCGCCAGGGCGGCATTGACCTGCGTATCCGTTTCCTCGACGGCATCCCGCTGATCCCGGTGGCCTCGAACCGCATGCGGACGGCCTTCGTCTTCTACGACGGGAAAACGTCCGGCCAGGAAGAAGGCGGCTTCGTGCCTGCGGTGGGCTCCAAGGCTGTCCACTGGATCGTGTCGTCCCGCCGGGCGCCGATCGGAATTCAGAAGACCGACGTGGTGCGCATCTTCGACCCGATGACGAACCAGGACGCCAACGCCTGGAAGATCGACTACCGCAAGTATCACGATCTGATCATCCCCGAAAACAAGGTCCGCGAAATCTACGTGGCCACGGAGGGATGATCCATGATCGTGCTGCAGCGTGAAAACGTCGTGAAGCTGGCTGCGACGGAACACCAGGCGCAGAAGTATGAGCGGCAGGGGTTCGTTCGGATCGCCCAGTCGGATAAGCCTGACGCGGCTGCGGAAGGCGCAGCAAAGAACAAGAAGACGGAGGGTGGCAAATAAGCTGCCCTCCGTTTTCATGGAGGTGACAGCCCGTGACCACCCTCGAAAAGCTGAAAATCATGCTCGGAATTACCGGCTCGGATCAGGATGAAACGCTGAGCCTGCTGCTTGAAGACGTGAAGAACGATTTGCTCACATGGACTAACCGGTCAGAGCTTCCGCCCGCCCTGGAACCGATCCAGCGGCAGATAGCAGTGATCCGATACAACCGCCAGGGCGTGGAAGGGCAGACGTCGCACAGCGAGGGCGGCGTCAGCCGGTCATTCGAGGACTTGCCGGAATCCATCCGGGCGGCGATCAACCAGTATCGCTTGCTGAAGGTGGTGCGGTATGCGGCTCCGTCGGCGTGACCAGCGGGCTGTCGTTTTCCGGCCGCGCATCACCGAAAAGGAGCCGGATGCAACGACCTACGAAACTTGGGGCGATCCGGTGACGATCTTCGGGCACGTTCAGCCGGCCGGCGGCCGTGTCACGGCGGAGATGTACGGCGAGCGTGCCGCCTACATGCTGACGATGTACGTCGAGGGTAGGCCGGCCGTCACCGAAAGCGCTGGTGCATGGGTGGACGTTCCTCCGGAAATCCCAAACCCGGATTACCGGGTCGTCGCCATCCGTCCATGGTCTGGGCACACTGTCATCGACCTGGAGAAGGTGAGATCGTGAGCCTGCAAGGATTGGATCGCCTCTTGAAAAAGTTGGATCAGCTAGGTGGAAACAGCCGGAAGGTCCTCCGGACTGGCGTCCTTCAGGCGGCGATGAAGGTTCAGGCCGACGCAAAGATGCTTGCACCGGTAGCTGAGATCGACGGTGGGACGCTTCGTGGCAGCATTCAGGCCACAGTGGAAGAGCGCGGCGGGACGGTCGTCGGCAAGGTTTCGACGAATGTCTATTACGCCCCATACGTCGAATTTGGCACGGGTCAGCGCGGTGAGGCGTCGCCTTCTCCCCCGAAGTGGGACGGTAATCTTTCATACCGCCAGGATTGGGCTGGAATGGCGGCGCAACCGTTTCTTCTCCCGGCGGCGGAGCAGAACAAGAAGATTGTTCCGCAGATCGTAGCGCGGCATCTTCGGAATGAGATCAGGAAGCTGGTGAGGGGCTGATGTACGACGTCAAAGCCAAGATCAACGCGTTGCTGGAGTCCATTCCCGGCGTGACTGTGTCGTATGCGTACCCGAAAGATTTTTCGCAGCTTCCGCACATCTCGTTCTATGAACTCGCAAACAGCGACCCGCTTCGGATTGAAGGCAGCCCGCTTAGCGACATCAGCATTCAGATCGACATCTGGCACAACCGCTCGGCCGGCCAGCTTGCTCAACAGGTGGACGAAAAAATGAACAGCATTGGCTTCCGCAGGCAGTTCGCGGCTGACGTGCCGGACCCGAGCGGCATCGTTCACAAAACCATGCGATACCGTGGCGTTGTTGACGCCCGGTCAAATCTTGTTTATCAGTGAGGTGATACCGGTGTCTGGAATTCTCTCGAAGGATACAACGCTTTCGTACAAGAAAAGCGGGATGACGGATTTTGAGGAGATCCCGGGTCTCATGGAGGTGCCCGAGCTTGGCGGCGACCCGGAAAAGGTTGACGTCACGACGCTGGCCGACGGCGTGCGGAAGTATATTTCCGGCGTCCGCGACCTGGGTGATCTCCAGTTCAAGTTTTTGTATGACAACAGCGGGGAAAACAGTAACTACCGCATCCTGCGCGGACTCCAGGACAACAACGAACTGGCGACGTTCAAGGTCGAATATCCGGACGGCACGGCACACCAATTCGACGCCTTCGTTTCGGTCAAAATGGATGCGGCCGCCGTAAACGCGGCGCTGACGTTCACGGCTACGATGTTCCTCCAGTCGGACATTGTGGTGACGAATCCGACGCCGTAAGGGCTTGGTGATTGAAACGGTTTACTTCTCCCCTCCGTCCTATGGTAAAATAATTCAAAAGTACCATACGGACGGAGGGGCATTATCATGCGTTACTTTTTGTGCTTTTTGCCACCCTTGGCGGTTTTGTCTACTGGTTACGTCGGGTCGTTTTTGCTGAACATCATATTGACCATTTTGGGTTACGTTCCAGGTGTCATCCACGCATTTCTCATCGTAAACAAATATTACGCCGACAGACGGCACAAAGAACTGGTTCAGGCCATCAAAAGCAAGTGAAACGGAATATCGCATTCAAAGCACTCTCGCATATGAGGGTGCTTTTTATATTGCCAAAAAGGGGTTGAGCAAATTGCTTTACACCACGTTCACGGTTGGTGAAAAGGAATACAAATTGCGTTTGCCCGCCAAAATCGCGGTCGATGTGGAACGGAAAATCGGCAAATCGCTGTTGGCGGTTTTTGGTGAGGGGAAGATGAGCGATCTTCCGAGCATTGAAACGATTGTCACGGTCCTGCACGGCAGTTTGCAAACCTATCAGCACGGCATCACGATGGATGATGCTTTCGAGATTTATGACCGGTATATCGAAAATGGCGGTTCCTATGCCGGAATGATTCAAGTTCTCGTTGAAGTACTGAAGGTATCCGGTTTTTCAGAGCGGCTCCGACGACGGGGGCCGGCAAGAAGGCGAAGCAGTAAACAGTTTGACCGAACTTTTTGAGAAACTGCATCCTATCGCTGTACAGCACGGCGTGGATGCAGTTTCTTTTTGGGACATGACATTCAGGGAAATTTTGGTCGCGATTGAGGGGGTGCAAAAAAGAAGGCGGGAAGAGTTGCAGATTCAGGCGCTGATCGCTTATCAGCAAAGTTATCTAATTGCAGACCTGGTTGGAATCGTGTTTGGGAGCAAACAAAAGCCGCCGCGGCTTCATGAAGCTTTCCCGGTGATCTTTCCGGAGGTACCGCGACAACAAGACTGGCGGCTTATGAAAGCGCGGATCGAAGAATACGCCGCTGAGCGCCGGAAGCGAGGTGAGAAGCATGGCCATGACGCTGGAAGAGCTCCAGATCCTGATCACGTCTGAAACGTCGGGGTTAAGAAAAGAACTGGCCAATGTAAAAAGGGAACTGGGCGCGGTCAACAGGGACGTAAAATCGGTCACCAATAGCATAAAATCCGCGTTCAAGAGCGTGGCTGCAACGCTCAGTGCCTTGGGGGTTGGATTGGCTCTTAAGACCGTAGTAGATGGGATACGGTCCGCTACCGGAGAAGCCATGCAGTTCGAAGCTGCTGTCCAGCAGCTCCGGCGTCTCATGGGAAGCAGTGTCGGCGTCTTCCAGCAGTGGGCGAATGAGCAGGCCATCGCTTTCGGCATGGCGCGGTCTGAAGCCATGCGATACGGCGCCGTCTTTGCCAACCTGGTGAGCTCTTTCGCAACCAGCACCGCTCAAACCGCGCAATACACGCAGGATCTGTTGCAGGCTTCCGCAGTCGTTGCCAGCTACACAGGTCGGACGATGGAAGACGTCATGGAGCGCATCCGGTCTGGTCTTTTGGGCAACACCGAAGCGATCGAGGACCTGGGGATCAACGTCAACGTGGCTATGATTGAGGCCACAGAGGCTTTCCGCAGATTTGCCGGGAACCGGTCCTGGAATCAACTCGATTTCCGGACGCAGCAGACGATCCGGTATTTCGCGATTCTGGAGCAGGCTGCGCAAAAGTACGGACAGGAAATCGCGCAAAACACCACGACCCGCCAGGCCATGTTCACCGCGCAGCTCAAAGAAGTGCAACTCGCGCTGGGTCAGGCCTTCCTTCCAATCTACAACACCGTCCTGCCGGCGCTGACAAACCTGGCTGCGTCCTTGGCCAATGTGATGCGGTACGTCGCCGCGTTCATGCAGGCACTTTTCGGTACCAACCAAAGCGTTGCGCAGCAGGCGGCATCCGCAGCTCAAGCGCAGGCCGCTGTCGGGGACGCAATCGCAAAGTCCGGTGAGCAGGCCGAAAAGGCCGGAAAGCAGGCGCAAAACGCGGTCGCCAGCTTCGATGAAGTCCATCAGGTCGCCGATGAAACAGCGGGTGCCGGCTTATCCCCCGATGGGATTGCAGCCGGCGCTTTTGATTTGCAGGGGGCGTTTGACGGAGACCAAATCGATACTGAAGCCATTCCCTCGAAGGTTCAGGAAATCGCGGATCGCGTGAGGGGGATATTCTCCGGCCTGTGGGAGGAGCTGGGCAGAATCGGGCAGACGATCGGCGTGGCGTTTGCCGGGGTGGTTCCGGCTCTTCAACCCATTGCCGAAGCCAAGGGTCCGATTGTTGCGGCGTTTACGGAGATCGGACAGACTGCCCAGCAACTCATGAACAGCTTCATGGTTCCGCTGGCGGCCTATTTGCTCACGGACTTCATTCCGTCGATCGTGACGGGGTTCACGCAATCTTTCGCGCCGGTCTTTGCGGACGTGTTGGTGTGGTCTTGGCAAGAGTTCGCGACCACCTTCCAAAACGTCACGGCAACGGTGGTGGACCTACTCAACAACACCTGGATTCCAGCCGCCGATCAAATCAAAACCGCATTCCTCGACGCCTTTCCGACCATCGCAAGTGCGATTCAGTCGGTCCTGGACGGAACTATCAAACCGTTTGTGCATTATGTCCTGAATGACTTCATTATTCCGATCACAGCTGAGATGAACCGCACGTTCGTGCCCATATTCGCGGACATAGGAGCATGGGCAATTCGGCAATTCGCGGAGACTTTCCAATGGGGAGCAGATATGATCAACGGGGTCTACAACACACTCATTCGGCCTGTTTTTGACCTCATCAAGGAGATTGTGCTTGATACGCTGCAGGTGGTAACTCAGCTGTGGCAACAGTACGGACAGATTCTCCTGAACAATCTTTCGCAGCTTTTCGAAAACATCCGCGGCACGTTCCAGCTGCTGTGGGATGAAATCCTGGCGCCGATTATCCAACCGTTCCTTGAGACGATGACATGGCTGTGGGAAATGCACCTGAAAAATCTGGTTGATCAGGTCGGTCAGTTCATCATGAAGCTGGTTAACGGGGCGCTGGAGATTTACAACAAGTTTATTTCTCCGATTGTGAACTGGCTGATCAAAATCTTCGGTCCGGCGTTTGTTGACACTTTCAATTTCGTCATTAGTATCGTCAGCGACGCGATTGCCATGATCGCAGATGTGCTGGCCGGATTGTTCGAGATCCTCGGCGGCGTCATCGACTTTATCGTCGGCGTGTTCACCGGAAACTGGCGAAAAGCCTGGGAAGGCGTTCGGGATATCTTTAAGGGGATCGTTGACAGCCTATGGGGAATTCTCAAGTTCCCGCTCAACCTAATTATCGATGGCATTAATAGACTGATCGACGGTCTCAACAGCATCAGTATCGACATCCCCGACTGGGTGCCTGGACTTGGTGGAAAGACTTTCGGCATCAGCATTCCGAAGATCCCGAAGCTGGCCGAGGGTGGCATCGTGGACCGGGCGACCATCGCCATGATCGGTGAGGCTGGGCGGGAGGCCGTCGTGCCGCTGAATCGGGATAACGCCCTCATTGACGGCATCGGCCAGGCCGTGTATCAGGCGATGATGTCCGCGATCAAGATCGGACAGGCGGCCGCCGGGACGCAGACCAGCGATGACCGCGAAATCGTGATGCGAATCGACGGCGCCGTATTCGCCCGGGCCGTGTTACCGGCGATTATATCGGAAGGCCAGCGTCAGGGCCTGCAATTTGTCATCCGGCCGCAGGTGGGGGTGGTGTAAGCCGTGCTCAAGATCGCAAGCGTGCAGGTGCATGATCCAGCGGAGCTTCGGGTGAGCCGGTTTGACCTTACAAAGTCCAAGCGCACCGCCTCCGGACGCATGGTCATGGAGGTGGTCCGCCCTGGCGTCCGGCGGGTAGATGTCGTGTGGCGGTATATTCCGGACGCTGACCTGCAGAAGATTCTGGATCTTCTCGCCGCGAACAAACCGTTTTTCACCCTCCAGTACCCGGACGCAGGCGGCCAGCAGACCATGACCTGTTACGCCGGCGACATCAACACGTCACTCTGGCACACGATCGGCGGCGTCCGGCGGTGGTCGGAAGTCTCTATAGCGTTTATAGAACGCTGAAATCTGGAGGGGGAGGAGCATGGATCGCGTGAATATCGCAAGGCAACAAATATCTGACGCCGGGTTGAAGCCCGCATATTCACCGGCGGTTGAAGGCGGGCATTGCGTCGAAAACAGCGAAGGGAAGGTCGTATTGCAAGTCTGCAACATGCGGGAAGACGACATCACGGTCACAATCCGTTCGGGATACACGATGAACGGATTAAAACTGCAAGACCGTGTAGTGACTGTTCCGGCCGCAAGCTGCGTGTTCATCGGCCCGTTCGAACCATCCATCTACAACCAGCCCGGAACGAAACACGTCTGGATCGACTACTCCGCCGTGGAGGACGTGGAAATCGCCGCTCTCCTCATCACGTGAGGTGGTCATATGTATCCTGTGTCGCAGGATTTTCTCGAGAAGATGCGTGCGGACCTGCGCCGCGTCGATGCGAAGCTCGTCATCGACTGGACAGCGCCGGACTTGGATCAGAGCATCCAAGTCACCGCGAACGAAAACGCCAGCACGTCGTACACTCAGCAGACGGCGGACGGCGTGACGCATGCGACACGGAAATGGGCGAGCTGCGACGGTTCGACGTATCCTGACGGAAACTGGTTTCCAGCTCCTGGTCCCGGTGATCTCTCAGAAAACCAAATGGGCTGGTGGGGGCGGCAACTGGCGGGTACGGATGGGGCTTTTTCCGAGCCGTACCCGGCCCTCACGATCACCCATGCTATTCGTCCGGTTCGATCTCTGCGCGTGGTCGGCGATTCTGCCCGTGGTGAGTGGCCGGTCGATTTTACGGTCGAACTTTTCGGTCCGGATGGCACGCTGTTGCGGACGGAGACGGTGGTCGGAAATACAGGCATCGAGTGGTCAATGCATCTTAATCCGCCTGTTCTGGACGTGGTGAAGCAGGTGCTTACCATCACCCGATGGTCCCATCCTGATCGGCAGGCGAAAATCATCGAGTTTTTCACTAGCATTCAGGAAACGTATTACAATGACGACATCGTGGAAATCCGCCTGCTAGAAGAACGGGAGACCAGCACCGGCAGCCTACCGGTGGGGAACATCAGTGCGAACGAAATCACCATCCGGCTGGCTAACGAGGACCGAAAATTCGACATCCGGAACCCAAGCAGTCAGCTGTCGGGGCTTTTGAAGCCGAACCGGAGAATACAGGTATGGCTAGGATCGGAGGGCGAATGGGTTCCGCTCGGCACGTTCTGGTCGCTCGACTGGGATGCTCCAGACGACCAGCTCGAGGCCGTCACGACCGCCCGAGATCGCCTGGAACGGCTTCGGCAAACGATGTATCAGTCCGGTTCCGTGCAGCAGAATGTCAGCCTGCACGCATTGGTCGAGCAGGTGTTGCGGGATGCAGGACTGCGACCGGGTGAATACTGGATTGATCCGGCGCTACAGTCGATCGTCATTCCCTGGGCGTACCTTGCCCCCACGTCGCACCGAGAGGCGCTGAGAACGATTGCGGAAGCGGGTCTGGCCGTCGTGTACGCGGACCGCGACGGAGTAGTGCGCATCGAGAGCATGTCCGGCACGCCGGCGGCGCCGGTCGCTGAGATCACGGAGGACGACTATTTTCCGCCGCTCTCGACGCCGTCGAGGCAGGAAAAGGTGGCGAACGAGATCGTCGTGACTACACAGCCGCTGCAGCCGGCGTCAGTGCCGGAGGAGGTCTACCGGTCTACCGAACCGATCAGCGTCCCGGCTGGTCAGACGATCACCGTCACGGTATTTTACACGAAACAGCCCGTCATCGAGGCCGTGGCGGCGCTGGACAATCCTCCGCCTGGTGTATCCATCGTCGGTGCCACCTACTATGCCTGGGGAGCGGACGTCCACATTCAAAACACCGGAGGCAGCGCGGCGAACGTGACGATGGTCATTACCGGAAAACCGCTCACCGTGCAGGGCAGTGAGCGGGTGGTCGCCCGTGATCAAGCGAGCATCACGGAAAACGGCGTCCTGCGCTACGAGTTCCCGGCGAACCCGCTCGTACAAACGCTCGCGCAGGCGCAGGCGATCGCGAACGCTCTGCTCGCGTCGGCAAAAGACCCGCGCAGAGATATCGAAGTCGAATGGCGCGGCAACCCGGCGCTGGAGCTGGGTGACACGGTGACAGTGGTCGGCCAGGATGTGCAGATCATCAGACAGGAAATCACGTGGTCCGGGGCGATGAGTGCACGGCTCACAGGCAGGAAGGTGACGTGACATGGCATGGGTCACACCGAAAACGAATTGGACTCCGAGCGATCCGATCGGAACGGCTGATCTGAACCGGATCGAAGGAAACGAGGCGCAGCTGCGGACGGACCTGGACGCACACACGGATGCAACCACCGGCGTGCATGGCGCCACCAGCGCCGCGACGCCGAACAGTGTCGTGCAACGCGATCCGGCCGGTCAGGCCAATTTTGGTACTCCGACTGCGTCTTCTCACGCCGCAACGAAAGGATACGTCGACAACGCAGTGGCCAACCGCGCCCGCACGGATATCCGCCCTACCTTCACGGCTGGCATTCAGGACGGGGACGCCAATGCGGATGTTTCGATCATAAAATCCGTCCAGCATCACACGCACACGCGCACGGTCGAACTCACGTACAGCAGCGGAAACCTTTCGACTGTGACGGAAAAAGACGGCGCGAACACGGTCAAGACGACCACACTCAACTACTCCGGCGGCAGGCTGTCCAGTGTCGTCGAAGTGGCAGGGGGCGTCACGGTGACGCAGACGTTGAATTACGACGGCAGCGGGAATCTGACGAGCGTCACGAGGACTGTATCGTAATGGGGGGGTGGATGGGATGGATGCGGTGACGTATGCGTTGGTGTCCCAAGCAATATCCATGTTACCTAATCAACAACATTGGTTTTCCCGCGCCAATATGCCCACAGCGCGGGAGAATCTTGCCGCAGCCTCACTCAGTGGGGATAGGGTATTGGCTGTAGGAGGGCGGGTATCGGTGACTCGCCTTAATGTTGTCGAGTGCTACGATCACAACACCAATATATGGACATCTCGAGCCAACATGCCTACTGCTCGCTCCAATCTTTCCGCCGCCCCGTTGAGCGGTGATCGAGTATTGGCGATGGGCGGAACAACAACTGGTTCAGATTATTTGACCACCGTCGAACGTTACGATCACAACACCAATACATGGACTTCGAGGGCAAGTATGCCTGCTGGTCGATTTAGTCTAGCCGCCGCCCCGCTTAGCGGCGACAGGGTATTGGCAGTGGGGGGAGCGCAACCGTCGGGTGGCACGCCATCTAATACCGTCGCGCGTTACGACGATGCGACGAACACATGGACATCTCG